GAGCATCCGAGCCAGAACGTGTGGTATCTAAGCCAAAGTAAGCTTTCGTTGCGTCAGAAAGACCCGTAGCATCCGAACGAAGTCGAAGTGCGGGTTCTGAAAATGAACCGGTTCCAAGTGATGGACCTGCGTGGTCACCCAAACAAACACCACTGTTTGTGCCGTTGGCGGTGGAGGCCCACTTAATTGCTGCATTGGATGGGCGAGCAAGAGCATTGTCACCGGTATTGGTTAAGTGTTCTACTGTATCTGTAACAAACTTAGTGGGTCCATAGAAGCCAAATGGCAATAAATTAGCCTCTGTTTGCCCAGCGGCGACCGATTGATTCATTTCAACTCGAATGAATCTAGACATATTGGAGTTATTGTTATATTCTTTATATCGTCTCTCAGTGTCATCCCATTCAGTAAGCTTATCTCCAATTTTAACTGCAATATAATTAGGAGAACTTGGATTCAAGTTACAATTACTATATTGTTCTAAAATAACAGGTGCTTTGTCGTTGTCATCGGCTCTCCGAACTTCTATAGTAAACGAACCATATTGATTAAACTGGTTGGATGACTTTTTAATGTCCCTAATAGAAATCTTGATATTCTTTTGTTCCCATTCACCACCGTATAGGCTGTGAATCTTGAACAAGCTGGTAACTCCTGTTAAAGCTTGGCTTCCAGACAAAACTAGTGGTGCTGAAAAGTCTTGAGCACCATTGGCCTGACTGAAAATCCAACCAGTGGCTGGGGCTGTTTGTTCACGTCTCCAATCACCACCATCGGCTGGTCCAGTGGTTCTATATAAAGGAACAAGAACACCAACAACATCTCCTTGCGTTGTTGAAGCCATTGATGTGCCACCTAAATGATCTTGGACAGCACCTTCGTATGATTCACCCAACCAAAAATGTTTATAGGCTGTGGAGGTAGAAGAAACAAAATTTGAGTTAGTGCTAGCTGGATCTGTTGAAAATGTTTTTCGAACGAAATCATTTTCATTTTCACCAAAACAAAATGTATAATCTGTTGTCAATCCAGATGGATCCGATTCGCCAGACGCAGTTACAGAAGCTGTAGAACCATCACTTGCATACTCATCATAATGTCGAATTGTAAATGATGCATTTGCAGCGGCATTGGCTTTCATTACAACATTCACAGTTCCACTAGTCGCAGGGATAGATGTACTATCAGCAGTCAATGGGGTTCCAGTTCCTCGAAGATCCAGTGCTCCACGTTCAACATAAAAAGTTGCTGCGTGCATAAAGTCCATAGTTTCAGTGAAGGAAGCGGAATTAGCCACATAAAGACCGTATGCTCCGGGTGCTGAACCTGCCGTAGTATTACCAAAAACAGTATCGTGTGCAGTTACTCTCCAACCTGCTCTGGTAGCAGCACCTGTTTTATCAGTGTGATCTTTACCTGCAAGTTTAATAAATGTTACAGGAGAGCTATTTTTAAGATATGCTTGTACAGCATATGCTCCGTGTGTTGCTGAACTGTAGTTACCCTCACGCCATGTGTCGGCTGTGCCGTTTCCAGGCATTGGATAACCAAATGTTTCGATAAATTCTGCGAAACTATCGATTTGTACTGGTCGCATGTTAGGACCACGTTCTGCTCGGCCAATAATAACTGGTCCGATATCATCGGGGAGCCTTGGGATTTGTGAATTATCTACTTCACTCAAAAAGATTCCTGGTGAAACAAATTTAAATTTTTTAACATCTGCCATGGACGTGTGTTCTCCTCATCAACAAAGATAGCGATTTATCTGTAATAAATAGTGTCGGGCAGCACGAAAAGATTGTTTACTCTTGATATTTTAAGATTTTAGGTCCAATTCATATCAGGTCGATTAACTAAACTACTGTAAATAATTATTCGCGGTACTTCGAATTCTCGATATCGGGAATATCACCCAGGATCACACGCTCTCGGGGTAGCTTAACTTCAACTGCATTCTCTCTCTTTACGATCTTAGGCTTCTCGTCGTTCTTTCCATCACCCAACAACATTCCCAAAACTTTAATTTCAATTGTTGTCTTAAAATTTCTTTCATTTAGCTCTAGTGCTGATGTAGTATTATCTTGTGAAAAGTCACTCTGAATAAATGCTTCGTATTGATGCTCTTCATATGTTATTTTAATTTGAGTAGCCCCCCTGGTTCTAGTAATAAAGGGCTGAAGTAATTCATTCATTTGTTGCTGGTATTCTGTTCTTAAAGTAACAGTATAGGATACTTCAACGTAAACGGGCAATGGAACTGTAACTGTTTGATACACAACCTTTTTATTTTCTTTCCTTGTCCGAAAGTTTATTTGTCCACGCTTCTTTTTTGTGTGTGCGTTGGCAAAATTGGCAGTTTTCTTTTGATTTATTTGTCGAGCTATTGTAAGAGTATCCCCAAGTTTACTAGATGCTAGAGCGGGTGGTACATTTCCATATACCGTACCTTTCTTTGCCAGATCTTTCACGATACCTGTTCTTTCAACAGTAATCATTGGAAGGATCAGGGCACCGGAGCTATCTCGCATTTGAGAGTCTTCTTTAGTTTGAAAAGCACGCTCACCAATGACCCATTTAACCGGAGCTTTGCGTGAGCCCTTGTTCGTTGTACAAAAAAGCTCCTGTTCCTCGACCCAGTTACGGAGGGCAAAATCAATATCTTCTATTGTTGAGGGCGAAACCTCTATTTCTTCTTTAATGTTACTTGCCATTAAATGTGCCTTCACGAGCCTTTCTACATGTAGCTGATATCTCGAATACCTGATCATCCTGTCCAAACAAATATTTTGGTTCTTTTAATTCAACAATCTCATAATATTTTTTATCATGCTGAACAAAGTCACCAACTCGAACAAATAGATTTTGATCCTCTGTCAGTCGTCTTTTATTAAACTTGACGGTAATGGTACTAATACGATCAACACCAAAGTTATCGGTTGTAGTTTGATAGTCTTCCCAATCAATAAGAACATGAACTCGAATAGGAGGATAAAATGTTTTTTCAATGGCCTCGCCATACAAAGGGTGAAAGTTGGTATGTTCCATGCTAATGGGGTAATACAAAATAGATTGCCCTATTACACGCTCAATAAGTTCATCATTTACTTGCTTAATAAGATCCCTTTCTTTCTTACCAGTAAATAATGGTGGTGGAGACTGGGATGGTTGAGACCACTTATTCTGTGCCATGATTTCCCCCTATTATCCTACGTAAATTGTTAATGGAACTTTTTGCATAATATTCAAAGAGTTTTCCATAAGGCCCGCATCGCTTTCCATCAATTTATCATAAGTAAGTTCATCAAGAGTTGTCTTAAGTTCATCTCTGAGTGCGGTTAGTTCTGTTTGAGCTTGTGAGACCAATTCGCTGCCATTTAATGTTATTTCATTTCCTGGTATCGGAATTGATGAAAATTTAGAACGTGTGTATCCTAACATCTCTTTGCAAATAGCCAAAGAATATCTGCGGATCCACTGTTTACCAATCGCATTAATATATTTATAGGGTAAATTCTGAAATGGTATGTTACTCATGTTATTAACACCACCAATACCAATCTTAGAAGTACTTGTCTCAACCCATGAGTCTTTTGGAATTGTAAATTCAACCCATATTTTTGTTGGACTCAGATTTGAAGGAATTGGGAACAACCTTAATTTATTATTCTTCAATTGATAAGAAAAATCAGATGTTCGGGTTTTAATATTGTCCTCAAATGCCATGGCTTGCAATTTCTGCTGCCATGATGGGACCATTTCAAATGTAGAAGAATCTGAATATTGACCGTAGTTTGCCAAGTTACCTACAACGTTGATCGAACCATAATATCCATAAAAATTCCACATTGCTTGTGTCGTTTTATAATATACTTTCTTTACAAGTATTCTGTGGCCATCGGCTAATGATTCATAAGCAGCACCTGAGCCTGCAAAGATTTCTTGTAAGTCATAATCTTGCTTATCGGAAACAGTAGATATAGAAGCTGAGTAAACAGTTTCTGAACCACCAACATTAACTTCCTCAGACACGCCCTCTGTAACTCGTCGAGCGTAAGCAAAATCAAACTTAGGGTACTTAGTACTTAAGTTCGTATCGCCCGTTACATTGCCTGTTGTCTCCTGTATCTGTCCATCGTGATCAAAGGTACCAGTTGTTGCACCAAGAATATTAGATAAAATATTCTTTGATTGATGCATGTTTAAAATATAAGAATATTCTAAGCAAGCTTCTTCATAAGATGCATAAACCTGGGAGTTTGTTACCTCAACATCGAGAATGTCGCCGCCCATTTTCTTAAAAACAAAAGCAACTTGATCTGAGGCACCACTTATAAATAAATTAACTTCGGATTGTGCCCAATAATCTGTAGAAGCATAAGTACCAAATGGCAGAGCACTGGACACAGCAGAGGTACTGCCAGTGGACGTTAAAACAATCGCATTAGTAGTAGAAGAAGGTGTTAGAGTAGGCGTTGCCATTCATTTTATCCTCGCAGTGTATAATGAGCCAATTATAAATAGTTTTTGAAATAAGAAAACCCCATCTCAACCGAAGCCAAGATGGGGCTTTATAAAGAATTATAGTTTAACTAAATTAGTTAGACAAGTCTTGAACTATTACGAGACCATACATATCTGGTCGTACCATCTTCTTACCATAACGAGTCATCACAGCCTTACGGGGTGTGAAATCATCTGGGTCAAAGATAGTTGGGGTAGTTTGTAGAGGCACATACGGTGCATACACATAGCCGCTCTCAAGGAACGAGCTACCTTTACGTCCAACCAAAATAAGGTTACGTGGGAAGTATGGGTTAACAAATACTTCAAACTTATTGTTCATAGAGCCAACGTTTACGGCTCCAGCCTGACCTTTTTCATCATCATGAGTTACTTTAGCTCGAAAGCCAGAAGTAAATTCAAGAATGTTGGCAACTTCAGGAGAGGTTACAATAAAGTTAGCTCCACCTCGAAGAGTCTTACGATGAATTTCCGAAGAAACATCGTTTACAACTTCAATAAGTGTCTCATACCATTCTGAAACAGTACCTGTGAAATCAGGTGGTCCGGTAAAAGTACCAACAGTACCTTTTGGTCCAGTTTCTTCGTCACCCGAAGACTTCTTCCTAAAATTACCTGGGAGTCTGCTCCAATAGTAAGTTGCTGCTTTAGCACCTTTGATAAGATCATTCTGAATTTCCTGATCAATCTCAAGAGCAATCTCTTCAGCAAGAATACCAGTAAGTTCAACTTCAGCATCAAGGTTGTGATACGCATTAAGATCTTGAGCAAGCTCAGGAGTCCAATGTGCTTTCAGCTTCTTGGTAGTTGAAGTGACAGGTACGCTGTCAACTTTGATATTGATTTCAGGAATCGCTTTTGAGTTTTCCATTTCAAAAGCAGTTGCTCCAACGAGGGCTCCGCCTCCGCTTGATTTAACAGACATGTTATCATCAGTTTCAAATTCAAAAGCATAATTTCCATCGGCAAGAGAGCCACCGGCATCAACAGTCAAAGTAGTTTGATTAGTTGATGAGTGCCATACAAGTTCCAAAGTTTCTGTGCCGCTATTATCGAAAATTCGAGTCAAACGACGAACAACGTTACCTGTACTTACAAAGTTACCATCGCCGTCGATGGCGGTAGAATCTTCATCAGTGAGGTTCAAGTGAGACAAGCTATCCTTACGAATACGATCCCATGCATCAGTGTAAGAAGCCACATAGAGTGGGTGGTCCGAATCAGCAGCAGTACTCATTGCACTTGTAACACATCGCAACACAACTGCATAACCAGAAGTAGCAGCCATCAAATCTGGATCATACCGGAGAAGCTTGGCTTCTGCGGCAGTCATTGAGCCAGTAAGTGTAATGTTCTGAGTAACCGTGATCGATGATCCAGTTACTGCGTTTGCTGCACGAGCATTTGTAAGACCATGACGAAGACCAGTAAATCCAGAAGGATCAGATTGGCCCAAATCGACACCGCCAGTGACTGCGCTACCAATCCTGTTACCACCGTAGATAGATGGTTTAGTTCCACCAACGACGAGCCCATCACGAGTATCGTCAGTTGCATAAGAGCCCATGCCGTTTGCAGGGGCAGACTTGGTAAAGTCCAAAAAGAAAATGAGGCCCGATGGGAGACTCATTGGCTGAACAGACACCAATTGATTAGCGATCAAGCCAGCGAAGACTCGTCGAACCAATGGGAATGCAACAGCGGCAAAACCTTCTACGTCTCCACCAGCCATTGTGGTGGTTTCTCGAAGAAGTTCTTTGGCTTGGTTCTCTAAAAGAACCGCCATGTTATTTCTTTGGACATCAGTAGTTAAGCCTTCCAAAAGACCGGTTCGCTCCCACTTATCAAGTAGAGCTGCCCCATCTTTGGAGAGATCACGACTAATGATGCCTTCTGTTAGTTTTTGTAATACAGACATTTTTTAAATATCCTCCTTTAAATAGTTTTATTTGATTCCAGCTAACATACGCATTCTCTTAGAGAATACATTGTCAACTGATTCTTCCAACTTTTGTTTCCTTGGAAGAAAAGGTGAAGAATTTCTATTGCTTGCAACCTCATTCAAAGAATTTGGAGCCTTGCTATGCTTGGTTTCCAAAGTACTTTGTAGGGTTTCAAAAATAGTTTTTGTTTCTTCAATTGAATCAGATTTTCCGATAGCTTCGACAAGTTTACTTTTTTGTCGCTCATTCAAGGAGGCGCTACTTAAAACACGATTCGTATAAAGTAGTTTTGCGTTAGACAAATTTACTTCATCTAGCTTATTTTTAAGCTGAGAAACTGCTTTCTCATATTTTTCCACTTTTACTGAAAGTCCTTTATTTTTTGAAAGGGCTTCGTCTAGTCGATCTGTTAAATCACTAATTGCTTTGAGGTGTTCTTCCTCTTCCTCTGCAAGCTTATCATCTCGCAAGGCAGCAATAGCAATATCTTCTCCCTCTTCGGTTTCCACATCATTTGTGCCGAGAGTGCCGGAACCTACAGCCCGTAAATCAACAGTCAATTCTTCTGTGACTTCTTTAACCAGTGCTTCTAGGTCTTCTTGTACCAAATCAAGTTCTTCTTCGTCTTCTAATCCACTATTGAGTCCGAGAGCGATATCTTGTCCACCCGTATCTGGTTCATCCATTTCCATTTCTTGTCGGAGTTGGTCAAAATCAATAGTAATTTCTTCATCTTCGTCGGGACATGAGCAAAGTTTTTCACCAGCAGAGAATGCATCTGGGGCATCTACCGATAATTCCATGCCACCTTCATCTTCACCAAGAGCCATATCTTCCGTTCCTGTGTCCAGTTCTGGTTCATCTTCAAGGCCGAGATCAAACTCGTCCCCTTCTTGTTCCAAAAGAGCATCCATGGCTGTTCGAACTTCCTCTTGATATTTATCAATAATTGCAGTCTCAGCATTTTTAATCGCAGCCTCTTTTAAGGCTTTTGCATCGACAATTGCTTGTTCTAGCATAGATGACATATATTTTCTCCCGTTCGTAAAATAAAGTGAAGGCTTATTTTCAAAATAAATAGTTTGTAATTACAGTAAATGACGTAATTTAGTTAATTTTCTTCTATCCGCAATGA